ATTAAAAATAGGAATGGAGATATAACGCAACATATATATCCATACTTTAATGGCAATGAAGTAGCCATAACTAAAACAAGATTTGTTGCGGATAAAAACTTTGCAACTCAGGGTACATTTGAAGGTACTGGATTATTTGGTGAACAGTTATACAGAAATACTGGTGGTAAATATCTGACCATTACTGAGGGTGAGTGTGATGCTATGGCAGTAGACGAACTCTTTCAAGGTAAGTGGGCAGTCGTATCTCTTAAACGAGGTGCTGCAGGGGCAGTAAAAGATATTAGAGAAAGCATAGAGTTTGTTGAAAGCTTTGATAACGTAGTGCTTTGCTTTGATAATGATAAGGCAGGTCGAGAAGCGTCACGAAATGTTGCTCGTATCTTAAAACCCGGGAAGGTAAAGATAATGACATTACCCAACGGCTATAAAGATGCTAATGACATGCTTAAACAAAAAGAATTTCAAGGCTTTACTAAAGCTTGGTGGGAAGCTAAGACATATACTCCATCAGGTATTATGGAATTGTCTAGCCAAAAAGATAACTGGCTTAACAGAGAAGTAAAAGAAAGTATTGCTTATCCTTGGGAAGGGCTCAATAAAAAACTATATGGATTAAGACGAGGTGAGTTAGTCACTCTTACTGGTGGAACTGGACTCGGTAAGTCTTCAGTCACTAGAGAGCTTGAGCATTGGCTAATTAAAACTACTAAAGATAATGTAGGTATTATTGCTCTTGAAGAGAACTGGCTTAGAACTGCAGACGGTTTAATATCCATTGAAGCAAACGATAGACTGTATCTTAATGAGAAACGAGATAGTTATTCCGAAGAAGATTTAAATGCTTTGTTTGATAAGGTAATACAGAAGAACAGAGTATTCATTCATTCACATTTGGGTGCGACAGACATTGATGAGATATTTGCAAAACTACGATACATGATTGTAGGTTGCGAGTGTAAATGGGTCGTGGTTGACCACTTGCATATGCTTGTCAATGTCTTAACCGAAGGCGATGAACGAAGAGGTATTGATAACTTAATGAATAGACTGCGTAGTTTAGTTGAAGAAACGAATGTCGGCTTGATTCTAGTATCGCATTTAAGACGAGCTACAGGCGACAGGGGGCACGAAAAAGGTGTGACTGTATCATTGAGTCACCTTAAAGGTTCACAAGGCATAGCACAGCTTTCTGATTGTGTTATTGCTTTAGAAAGAAATCAACAAGCTACTGACCCTAAAGAAGCTAACACTACTAAGGTTAGAGTATTGAAGTCTAGATATACTGGAGACACCGGATTAGCTTGTGCCTTACAGTATAATCCTGAGACAGGTAGATTATTTGAAGTACATGCGGAGGACACATTTGACAATGAAGAAATTGGTTTTTGATATTGAAGCAGATGGATTAAATCCCACTAAGATTTGGTGTATCGTTGCTAAAGATTTAGATGAAGGTACTTGCCGTACTTTCAATCCTAATCAATTACTTGACGGGGTTGAGTATTTACAAAGTGCTGATGTTTTAATTGGACATAATATTATTGGCTATGATATTCCTGCTATAGAAAAAATAATGGATGTTAAGTTGAATGCTAAAGTCGTTGATACTTTAGTTATGTCTAGATTATTTCAACCCGTTAGAGAGAACGGACACAGCTTAAAAACTTGGGGGTACAGAATTAACTTTCACAAACAAGAACAACCTGATGACTTTGATAGTTATACACCACAGATGCTTGAGTATTGTGAACAAGATGTATTACTTAATGAAAAAGTTTATTACGCTTTACTTAAAGAAGGAGTAGGCTTTAGTCAGGAAAGTATTGAATTAGAAACTCAAGTTGCTGAGATAATGAATCAGCAAGAAAAAACTGGGTTTCTATTTGATTTAGAAAAAGCTACCATGCTTTTAGCACAGTTAAAATCTAGAATGGTAGAAGTAGAAGATGAAGTACAACGCACATTTAAACCTAAGTGGGTGGATGATAAACTCGTTAGTCCTTATGTAAAGAAAGACGGTACGTTATCTAAACGTGGCATGACTGATGAAGAATATGAAAAGTGTTTGACCACTAAAAACTATGACCCATTTATGCGAAGAAAATTACAAGATTTTAATCTTGGTAGTCGCAAACAGATTGGCGAATACTTAGTAGACTTTGGGTGGAAACCCGAAAGATTCACACCTACGGGTCAACCTATAGTTGATGAAGGTACACTTAAAAAAATAGAACACATCCAAGAAGCTCGGCTTATTGCTGAGTTTTTATTATTACAAAAACGTATAGCTCAAATCTCCTCATGGATAGATGAACTACAAGGCGAAAGAGTGCATGGTAAAGTAATACCTAATGGTACGATTACTGGCAGGATGACTCATAGAAATCCTAACATGGCTCAGATTCCGGGAGTTTATAGTCCGTATGGAGAAGACTGTCGTGCTTGTTGGATTGTGCCCGAAGGTTATAAACTATTAGGTATTGATGCTAGTGGATTAGAACTTAGAATGTTAGCCCACTACATGAATGACGAAGAATATATTGACGAGGTTATTAATGGCGATATACACAAAACAAATCAAGAACTTGCAGGACTTGAATCTAGAGATAAAGCAAAAACTTTCATCTATGCACTTATCTACGGAGCTGGAGATGAAAAGCTTGGAACAGTGGTTGGAGGAAAAAGAGAAGATGGTAAGCGACTTAGAAAGCGTTTTCTTACCAACTTGCCATCACTTGAAACTCTTACGAACAGAGTTCGAGAAGCTTCGAGAAGAGGATTCTTAAAAGGTTTAGATGGTAGAAAGATTTATGTCAGACATGAACATGCTGCTTTAAATACTTTACTACAAGGTGGAGGTGCGATAGCCATGAAAAAAGCTATGTGTATCTTTGATAATAAAATAAAATTAAATACACTTGATGCTAAGTTTGTTGCTAATATTCATGATGAATGGCAGATGCAAGTTAAAGAAGACATAGCAGAATTTACTGGTCTTATGGGTGTTGAATGTATTGAAGAAGCAGGAAAGCAGTTGGGCATGAGATGTGCTTTGACTGGCGAGTACAAGCTAGGAGGGAACTGGAGTGAAACCCACTAAAAAAGATAGAAAGAAGTTTGACCTTGATTTACAATACGGCTCTATCAGAGAAGATAGAATCGCAGAAATGTTAACCAACAAAAAGATTGAGGTTAAGTCAGAAAGAGATATATGGGTAGGTACGAATAACATTTGTATTGAGTATGAATCATGGGGCAAACCCTCTGGTATTCGTGCTACTGAATCAGATTATTGGTTTCACAACCTTTGTATTGGAGAAGAAGAATACTGTACTTTAGTTTTTAAAACTGATGTACTCAAAAAAATTGTAGATAAATTAGATACTTTTAAAACTGTAAGTGGTGGCGACCACAATGCTAGTAGAATGTTCTTAGTTAATCTACCTAAATTATTTTCAACAGATGTAATAAAAGCATTTAAGGAGTTAGATGATGATACCAAAAAGTAATAAAAACGAAGAAGAGTTTGACTTAATCAAACCAGACAACTATAATAAGTTCACGTCTGAATCAGGTCATTGGTACACTCAAGAAGGAGAGCCGATGTACACTATCATTGGTGCTAATGGTAGGGAAAGAAATACCACATTAAGAGATGCTAAAACATTAGGTTTAGTACCCTCTGTCACAACGATTATTGGTATGATAGCTAAACCCTCTTTAGAGAACTGGAAAATAAATCAGGCTCTAAACTCAGCACTATCTTTAGAGAGATACGAGAACGAATCGCTTGATGAGTTTTCCGCTAGGTGTAAACACGACTCTAAAAAGATTAGTATTGAAGCTGCTGCACAAGGTACTAAAATACATGGCATGATTGAAAGAGGTTTTTTAGGTAAAGAAAAAAATAAACCATATAAAATTATTAAAGATTGGTTAAATGAAACTTATCCTAATGAAGAATGGATAGCAGAAGATTCTTTTTGTGCTAAACAAGGTTATGGTGGTAAGGTTGACCTATATTCTAAGTCAGGAATATTTATTGACTTTAAAACTAAAGATAATTTAGAAGGCAAAGACCCTGCTAAATTAGTCTATGATGAACATGGTATGCAACTTTCAGCTTATGCTCAAGGTTGTGGCTTTAAAAAAGCAGAACGAATATCTATTTTTGTAGACAGAAAAGATACTGAAATTATTTTGTATCATGTTTGGGATAAAGAATCTTACACTAAACACTTAGGAATGTTTAATAATATTTTAGAGTATTGGAAACTTGCTAAGAACTATGACTCTACTGTAAAGAAAAATGGCAAGAAGAAAACCAAGAAAACCAAGACCTAAGAAAGAGGCAGGTATTCCTAGAGGCTATGATAGTCATTGGGAATACGAAATACATCAAAGATTATTTAACAAGTGGCTGCATCATTACGATACGGTTAGTTATAATATTCCTAAGAAATACGAACCTGATTTTGTCAGAGTGTTTGATGACGAAAAGGTTATCTTAATTGAAGCTAAGGGCAGATTTTGGGATTATGCAGAGTACAGTAAATACATTCACATTCGTGATGCTTTACCTGACAATGTTGAGTTGGTTTTCTTTTTTCAAAAACCTTATGCCCCTATGCCTCAAGCTAAAAAAAGAAGAGACGGGAGTAAAAGAACTCATGCTGAATGGGCAGAAGCTAACGACTTCCGTTGGTTCTATGAAGGCAATTTACCTGATGAATGGAAAGATAATGAATTATAAATTTGATGAAAAAGTTATTTTAAAAATGATAGAACATTATGTTGATGGTACTTATGATAAGCACTATTCACATGGAAAATATCAAGCTACTGATATGATACTTGATGCTGGTTATGGCGAAGGGTTTGCTATGGGCAACATTATGAAATATGCCATGAGGTTTGGTAAAAAAGATGGTAAGAATATTGATGACTTACTAAAGATTATACACTATACAATGATAGCAATTTACATTTTAAGATTGGAGGAAAAGAATGAAACAAGCAAGAAGTAATTATTTTTTAAAAGAACCAACTATAATTTCTTTTTCTGGAGGTAGAACTTCTGCTTATCTTTTATACAAAGTTATTGAAGCACACGGAGGCACTTTGCCAGATTATGTATATCCTGTTTTTGCTAATACTGGTAAAGAAATGCCACAAACTTTAGACTTTGTAAAAGATTGTGAAGAACATTGGGATTGTAAGGTTTATTGGATGGAGTTATCTCATATTATAGATGATGGAAAAGGACCAACAGAAAACGATAGGAAATGGATGTTTAAATATAAAGAAACTGATTATGAAAATTGTAGTAGAAACGGAGAACCTTTTGAAGTAGTTATTAATCATTACAATAAATTACCCAATGCTACTAATAGGTTTTGCACATATTTATTAAAACAACGAGCTATTACATGGTTTGAAAGAATTAAAGGATTAAAAAATCCTGACCAATTATTAGGTCTAAGATATGACGAGCCTCACAGGGTTCACAGAATTAAAAGTAAAAATAATGCTCAAGATAAATTTACACCTCTTTACAATGAAAAAGTTACAAAAGAAACTATAAAAGATTTTTGGGATAAATCTAATTTTGATTTAAAATTAGTTGCTATAAATGGACATGCTATCCTAGGAAATTGCGATATGTGTTTCCTTAAAGGTAAAAAGCAAACTATGGATATAATGAAATCAAAACCTGAATTATCAGATTGGTGGATAAAGCAAGAAAACAAAACTGGTAAAACATTTAGATTTGATATACCTGTAGTAGATTTATTAAAAAGAAGCGAAGAACAATCTCAGTTTGATTTATTTGAAAGTGATGAAAGTTTAGATTGTTTTTGCACAGATTGAGAAAATAATATGACAAAATATAAAAGCGAACATCCTTATTTAGGAATAATTATAGACTATGATAGAGATAAAAAACTAGACAAGTTTAGTTTAGATACTCTTAAAGATAGATATTTATGGCAAAACGAAACCTCGCCACAAGAAGCTTTTGCTAGAGCTTCAGTATTTGTTTCTACATTTAAAGAAGAAACCGACTTTGACATGGCTCAAAGAATTTATAATTATGTTTCTAATCTTTGGTTTATGTTTTCTACTCCTATTCTTTCAAATGGTGGTACAACTAGAGGATTACCTATCAGTTGTTTTCTTAATTATGTTCCTGATAATCGTGAAGGTTTATCTAGCCACTATGATGAAAACATTTGGTTAGCTAGTTCTGGTGGTGGTATTGGTGGTTACTGGGGAGATGTTAGAAGTGATGGCATACCTACAAGTAATGGTAGTAAGTCTACTGGCTCAATACCTTTTATGAAAGTAGTAGACTCGCAGATGTTAGCTTTTAATCAAGGAGTGACTAGACGAGGTAGCTATGCTGCTTACATGGATATATCGCACCCAGAGATTGAAGAGTTCATGGTTATGAGAAAAGAATCCGGTGGTGATGTAAATAGAAAATGTTTGAACTTACACAACGGAGTTAACATAACTAATGCATTTTTAAAAGCTGTAGAAGAAGATGACGATTGGCGATTGATTGACCCGAAAACAAATGAAGCTGTTAAGATTATAAAAGCTAGAGAACTCTGGTCTAAACTATTAGATGCTAGAGCAGAAACTGGAGAGCCTTACATTGTCAATATAGATAATTGTAATGATGCTTTACCACAAGGACAAAAAGATTTAGGCTTAGAGGTAAAACAAAGTAACTTATGTTCAGAGATAACTTTACCTACTAATGACGAAAGAACTGCAGTCTGTTGTTTGTCAAGTGTCAACCTTGAACACTTTGACGAATGGTCTAAAGAAGAAAAGTTTATTGATGATTTAGTTACTATGCTTGACAATGTGCTAGAACACTTCATTGAAAATGCAGTCGATTTAAATTCACTTGGAGGTTACAATGCAAACTATGAGAGATTTAAAAAACATATTAAAGAAGGCAAAGAAGGTTTTACAAAAGCTGCTTATTCAGCCTACCGTGAAAGGTCTATTGGTCTTGGAGCAATGGGTTTTCATTCTTATTTACAAAATCAAAACATTCCCTTTGAGGGAATCTTCTCGACTGGAATCAACTATAAATTATTTAAGTTCATCAAAGGAGCTGCTGTCAATGCATCTCGAAGACTTGCTGTATTACGGGGGGAAGCTCCTGATATTTCTAATTCTGGTCTTAGGAATTGCCATCTCCTTGCTGTTGCACCTAATGCTAGTTCCAGTATTATTTGTGGGGGAACTTCTCCATCCATCGAACCCATCAGGGCTAACGTATTCACTCACAAAACGCTATCTGGAAGCTATAAAGTCAAAAACAAAAACCTCGAAAAACTTATCAACAAAAAAATAACTGACCCTAAAAAGCGTAAGAAAGTTTGGCAAGATATTAGTGATAATCGTGGGTCAATACAAAAGTTAAAGTTATTTACAAAAGAAGAAAAAGAAGTATTTAAAACCGCAGATGAAATAAATCAAATCTGGGTTGTCGAACATGCATATAAGCGACAAGAGTTTATATGTCAAAGTCAAAGTGTTAATTTATTTTTTATCTTACCTGACTCAACTCAGGACCAAGAACAACATAATGAATACTTACAGTATGTTAGTGATGTTCATTGGTATGGTGCGAATAAATTAAAATCACTTTATTATTTTAGGTCTGATGCTGCTAAAGCTGCAGAGAATGTTAATATAAAAGTTCCACGAATTAAATTAGATGATGTGGAATGTATAGCTTGTGAGGGATAATATGAAATGTTGGCACTGTAATACAGAATTAATTTGGGGTGGAGACCACGATATAGAAAAGGAAAACGAAGATTACATTATTGAAACTAATTTAAGTTGCCCTAATTGTAAAACACTTGTTATGGTTTATTTACCAAAGGAGGAAAATAATGAGCCTATTAAAAACTAGAGACTACTACAAACCATTTGACTACAGTTGGATGTTTGAGTATTACGATTTACAAAACAGAATGCATTGGCATCCTATGTCAGTGCCACTACATACTGATGTAAAAGATTGGAATGAAAGACTAACTGATTCAGAAAAGAATCTTTTAGTTCAGATATTCAGATTGTTTACTCAGTCAGATGTAGATGTTGCTTCGGGTTATGTAGAAAAGTATATGCAACTTTTCAAACTTCCAGAAGCTAGAATGATGATGCTGTCCTTTGGCAACATGGAAGCAATCCATCAACATGCCTACAGTTTACTATTAGATACTGTTGGAATGCCTGAAATAGAATACAAAGCTTTTGCTGAATACGAAGAAATGTCTGACAAACATGCGTACATTACAGACCTTAAAACTATTAAGTCTGATAAGAAGACTATCGCTAAAGCTTTAGCCGTTTATTCAGCCTTTACGGAAGGCTTACAGCTATTCAGTAGCTTCGCTATACTAATGAACTTTCAAAGATTTGGTAAGATGAAAGGTATGTGTCAGATTGTGGCATACTCTATCAAAGATGAAAGCTTACATGTAGAAGCGATGACTAAATTATTTAGAGAATTTATCAAAGAAAATCTAGACATCTGGACAGACGACTTTAAGAAAGAAATCTATCAGATATGTAGAGAGATGGTAAAACTTGAAGAAAAGTTTCTTGACTTAGTATTTGAGATGGGAGATATAGAAGGGCTAACCAAAGAGGAAATGTATGCGTATAACAAATACATTGCCGATAGGAGATTATTACAGTTAGGACTTAAACCTAACTTTAATCAGAAAGATAATCCTCTGACATGGTTAGACGATGTGTTGGGAGTTGAACATCAAAACTTTTTTGAAGGTAGAGCTACTTCATATCAGAAAGCTGGACTCAGAGGTGATTACGGACAATTAACCTTTGCAGGATTTAACAATGAAAACGAAACGAAATGAAGCACAACTTTTAGCTTATAGATTACTGTATGACAAAAGCGGAAACCTTGTCACAGAAAGAACTAAAGTTGATATAGCGAAACTTAAAAAATATCTATCCCGACAAGACTATGAAAATCTTCGGGTTATCATAAGAGAAGCTACAGTTAAACTTGATGAAATACATAGTTATATTGAATCTTGTTTAAATGCCCGTGTTCAAAATACGGATTAAAAAGTTACAGTAGCATAAAACATACCACAAGCAACCCAAAACATTATGCATAATACGCATACAGTTTCGTCTGT